ACGAGTGACATAGAGCACCGCACAACACGGTTAAGACAAGTTAAATATGTAAATAGTGGTCTATTACTAGGGATCAAAAGGTCCCAAGGACGCGTAGGTGTGACCGACCTCGGGGACGAGCGGAACAATCTGGCCACAAGAGCCAGAGAGTTACTCAGACTCGCCCCGGAAGATCTACACACCCAAGTTATGAAAACATTTATCGCGAAGCATAGACACATCATGGAAGCCGCACCAGCAGAAAGTGGTGAAAACGGCTGTCGTTTACCGTGGTACATTCCAACGTGGCTAGGAGGTATAGGTCTCCCAATAGGAGACTGGGGTAGTCCGAGTGAATTAGACCTAAGAATCGCAGCAAACCTGACATACAACTGGGCCAAAGAAAGGCCAATTGATATATCAAGGCAGGCGAAGGTCTGGAAAACATGGGACATTGCAACAAAAAGATTACCACCCCCAAAATGGTCACGTGAAAAGAACTACTACACCGAATTTTATGAGAGAGCAACAAATTTAAAAATCATTGATCTAATGTTTGACGAAGATGTCAAGATTGAAACCATTTTACCGGAACAAACCGGGAATCCTAAAAAGGATTTCTTAAAGGTCATAAGACACAATGAAAAGCTCTGGAGTGCGTCAAGGTACAAAATTTTACCTCCGCCACTCACTCTCGATGAAATAAAATTCCAAGGGTGGTTCCCTTCATGGAATGTTAAAGATGTGGATGAGAAGCCAATAATTAAAAGTGATCGTCGAGTCCAGTTAGAGGAGGCAGGCGAGTTTATGAAAACCCATTTTCTTGACCGTACAGAAGCTTCGTTAGCTCTGCGGAAGAGATATCTGCGGTGGACCGTGAACTTGCACGTCGAGCCCGACCTGGACTAGATTGACGAATAATTTTTGATGGTTTACGAATCATCGTATCAGAATCAGGGGATATACGTCTATATTTTGGCACACAAGGTGCATCCCTTAAATAATAAGCAATATATTGTAATACGATGTGGGAAATGTCATAAATAAAATTAAAACATTCATGGAGATGGGTAACCTCATGACAGTTGGTTTCCTCGTGGTAAACGAGCGACTGACGCTGCGACGAATAGGCTATGGGTACGGTGAGACAGATGATTCTTTCCAAAAGAAAGATTTGTCGTCCATCATCATCCCCAAAGAAAAAGCCGTTCATGCAGTGCAGTCGTTCGGTTCCCGCGGTGGCGCCAAATGGCAGAGGAATTAACTCCCCAATCCCCATAATGGTTGACATTTCGG